TGGATCACCGCGATCTTCTCTCCCGGCTTGATCGCGAAGTACTCCACCAACCCCGCCGGCATATAGATGCTCGTGGTCGCCAGCGCCGTCGGGTTCTCCCCGAAAATGATGTAGCAGGCCGCTGAGCCCACCACCCGTACCGTCGAGGTGTTGGCCGGCATCACCGCACTCTGCGCACTGGTCCCCGAGGTCGTTACCTTCTCCCCGTTGCCGATCGGCCGCTCGCCGAAGGTCACTGTCGTCGCTGCCTGGCTCATTGCAATACCCCTGTCGGTTGTGTCAGTTGCTGCGCGCTCTTCACCATCTCCACTTCCTGCTTCCGCTGCTCACCCTGCAGCTTCATCGCCTGCAGCTCCATCTGCATCTGATGCTCCTGCGCCTTCCACTGCGCTTCCTGCTGCGCCAGTTGCAGGTCCATCTGCTTTAACTGCAACGCTGCATGCTGCATCTGCAGGTCCATCTGCTTGGCCTGCGCCTCGGCCTGCATCGCCGCCTGCTGCGCCTGCAATTCCATCTGCTTGAGCTGGATATCAGCCTGGGCCTTGGTCTGCGCCGTCTGCGCCTTCGCCGCCTCACCCTGTGCAACCGCCTGCGCCATCTGCACCTGCGGGTCCGGCGTCTGCGCCTTCTGCTGCTTCGCGCCCGCGATCTGCTTCTTCCAGCTCTCCGCGAGCCCGCTCGGCAGCGGCGCATAGTCCAGCGCCTCTTCCGGCACCGGCCCACCCGCCTGCATCACCATCGGCGCGATCTTCATCAGTGCATCAAAGGTCTTCGCCTTCATATCGCGGGCAGTGGGCGCTACATCGACGATCACGTCGTAGTCCATCACCCCGCGCTGGATCAGCAGCGGCTGATACTTCTCGCCCAGCGGCCCGGTCACCCTGACCAGACGCCCGTCCGACATGTACTTGATCAGGAAATGCGCCAATAACCGCCCCTGCTGCTTCCGATACTGTCTGAGCGCATCGAACAGTGTCGCCACATTGCCCATCCCGGCCGAAGTCCGCGCTTCCTCGACGATTCCCGGCTGCACCCGGTCGGCCAGCCCCAGTTGCTCCAGCGGCACCCCGCTGGTATCGCGGATCGACGACACCGAAAAGGTCAGTAGGTCAGGGATCGACTGCGGATACTGCGGGATCGGCTTCGGCTGGATCTTGCCGCCCGACAACGCGCCGGCATTGACCTGCGTGACCCCGTCGGTCTTGGCCCAGTTGTCCTCAAGGTCGCGGATATCGTTGACCGCACCCTCCTCCACCATGATCCCGCCCTTGGCGTTGGTATTGATCATGTGCAGGAGCTGCGACAGCATCTTGTTGGCGTACCGCTGCGGGTCTTCCATCGCCCGCACCAGGCCATAAAACGTCCCGCTGTTATGGTCCCTGTACCCCGTCATGCAACAATAGATGAACTCGTACTGGCAGGGCGCCAGGCCAGTCTCCAGAACCTGCTTGCCAAGGATGTACGCCTGCTTGTAGACGGTTTTCGTGCGCCGCTTGCCGAATAGCGGCATGCCGAGCATGGTCGAACGCTCCTGCGCGATCTGATAGTCCTCGTCGGACATCTCGATCATCTCCGGCTTGGGCGGTCGCGGAGGCGGTGGCGGGGGCATTGGCGCGGGTGGGGGCATAGCGCCCATCGGCGGGCCACCTGGGGGCATCTGAGGCGGTCCTGGAGGCATTCCCGGCGGTCCACCCATGCCCATCGGCCTCGGCGGCATTCCTGGAGGCGGTGGCATTCCCGGTGGAGCGCCTGGCGGTGGTCCCATCGGCGGCCGCGGTGGTCCCGGCGGCATCATCGACGCGCCCATTCCCGGCGGTGGTCCCATCGGGGGCTGCATCGGGGGCATCGGGGGCGGTAACTGCGGCTGTGCCGGCTGCGGCACCATCCACACCACGACCTGCTCGCGCCAGCAATGGTGAATCACGCACCGCGTGCCATCCGGCGCCGCATCGACTGCGTTCTTCTCGTACCACGGTGCCCTGCTGGCATCGTGCGGCTGCGTGTCGGGCACCGCTTCCTTCCCGCCCACCAGTTCCGCATCCGGCCAGCGACCGAGAATGGTCTCGTCATCCAGCCAGTCATCGCACTGCACCCACTTCATGTCGTTCAGGTTGCGCTTCACCGAGCTCGGGTCATAGTGGAACGCGAACGGATCACGCCGCGGCACCTCGATCATGCCCTCGGGGTTGGTCTGGTAGTCCATCTTGGTCTCGGTCCAGCCATAACCACAGATGACCGTGTCCCTGAACGCATCGCTTTCCTCGTCCTCCGCATCGCACTGATCCCGCGCCCATTTCGCCGCATCGGTCAGCAGGTCGTTGACCCCGCTGTCATCGATCGTCCGCGGCTTGTACTGCACTTCCTGCCGGTTGTTCGCCTCCGAGCCGCAGATGGCGTTGACCATCACCGCGACCCTGTTGAAACTCACGCAAGGCTTGCCGAGATCCGCATGCCGCTGCGTATCCTCCTTGCTCCACTGCTCGCCGGCCACGATCCCGTACCAGGTCTCGGCCCGCTTGCGCCAGTCGGCAAGGTGGGTCTCGGACTGCTTGCGCTTGTCGAGGATGTCGGTGACGAGGTCTTCACCGTCGTCGAGCATCGGCTTGACCGGCTGTTCGGAAAGCACGGCTTACTTCTTCGGCTCGGCCAGCTTCTCGGTCGGCGTCTCAGTCACCCAGGCCGGACCTGCCTCCGCAACCGGCTCCGGATCAGCCACCGGGGCAGCAATCAAGGCATCCAGCACCTCATCCAGTTCCCGCCCGTCCAGCGCCCACCGGCCATCGTTGCGCCCATCGCAGCGCACATACAACCGCTCGTCGATCGTGCCGTCGCCCTTGCGCACCTTATCCCGCAACCATTGATACCGCAGCGCGTCCTGCGCATCCCGCGTCTCGTCACCGGTCGCATCGCCCCTCGTCTCCGGCGCTTCGCCCTTCACATACCGCTTCTCCGCATCCGCCTCGTCCTTGATCACTTGTTGATGCTTCGCCGCTACCTTGCTCATCGCTTCTCTCCTATTTCCCGAATTGTGACGGCCGGCGGTGCTTGGCCTGCGCATCGCCGGCCTGCAACGCATAACGCCCGCCCCGTGGCAGGACTTCATCGTCCTGCAGCACGTACACATACCACTCGCTGAACGTCTTCCCGTCGGCATCGGTCGCGGTCAGGTTCACCGTGCTGTCATTGATCACCGCAACCACCTTCGCCGGCATCGACACGCCATCGGGCGGCACCCGGATCGGCATCCCGGTCGAGTCCCGCACCGGCTGGCCGTCGGAGCGGTGGAAGAACTGCAGCGCATCGCCGACGTTCATGCCTTCGCCTTCTGGCTCGCCCGCCACTTTTTCATGTACTCACGCTGATACGCCGCCCGATCAGCGTGAACATCGTTAACATTCGCGTGAACATCGGAGTGAACTTCGTGAACTTCACTGTTCACGTTTTGTTCACGCAATTCGGCTACCTGCGCCTCGAGCGCTTGCACACGCTCCAGCAGTTCCAGCAGCAGCGGATTGCCCACTACCTCGTTCAGCATGTCCACGGTCTTATCCTGCAACTCGCCGCTCCACACATGCGGATCACGGCGCCGATGCACCGTGCCGCAAACCTTGCAGCGGTCAGGACTCATGCTGCCCACGCTGACGGCCGGCTATGCACCGCGTACCGGTCCCGCTTCCCCGCCGTACTATCCCGCGGCCACACCAGCTCGAGATCCGGCTCGGCAATGCGCGCCAGGCTGTCCATCATGTCGTCGTGGACCGCGACAGGGAATGATGCGTACTCCTCCTCGATGAAGTCATGCACCAGGTCTCTGACGATGTGCTCGTAGTCGGTGTAATTGAGAGTGTGCGGCAGGTACAGCTTGCCCTGCTCGCAGATCGGGATCAGCCGCCGGATGCGGTCGTTCTTTGGCGTCCGGCCGGCGACTTCCTGCACATCGAAGCGGTAGTTCTCGGCTTCCATGATCGACTTGATATGCGCGATGTCGGCCTGCAGCCCGTAGCTCTCGTACCTGACCTGCATCGGGCGCCACTTGCGGTGCAGGCGCATCACTGCGCTGGCCCGCTCGGTCAGGTTCAGCCGATCGCGCACGATGTCGAGCGCGTAGTAGTTCTTGTCAGCGGCGAGGCCGACAATCCAGATGGTGGTGTAGTCGCTCGACTTGCGCTTGCTGTTCGCTGCGTCCACGAGCATGTATTTGTTCATGCCCTCGCCGCTGCGATTGTCGAAGAAACGGAGCCACTCGCGTTTGAATCCTTGCGTCGCATCGGCGAGGGGATTTAGCATAATTTGACACGAGAAGGTGTAGGGGCCCAGATCTCTGCGCTTCTCGCGTAACTGCTCGTAGGTCCAGATCGCGGGCACACCATCGAGCGTGCCGTCGTCGGTAGCGCGGCGCATACGGAGTTTCGCGGTGCCACGATCGAGAATCGTCTTGTAGGAATCAGCGGCGTGGTATCTCGTGCCAATGAAGCGACGCCTGCCGCCCTCGGAGCCGAGGTTATAGCTGAGTTCCAATGCTTCAGTGGTCTTCGCCATCATGTCGGGGCTGGTTACGCTGGCTTGCGTAACAACGTCGTCGTAGACCATGAGTTGGTAGTGTTTGCCGGTCGGCTGACCATCCACCAAGCCGTGAGCCTCGATCGTCGACTCTTTCGGATTCCCGCGGCGGCGGACGATAAGCCCGTCGTCCTCGCTCCACTTGGGAGCGTCCTTCGCGGGGTCGGACCAGAGGATGTCTGGAAAGAGTGACAGCAGGCCCTCGTTAGTCTCGAATTCGCGTTTGATCTGCCGCAGGAAACCTTTAGCGATGGGCCTGGTATGGCTGAATATCCCGACGGTGATCTCAGGGTCGTTGAGCACGTCCTGGATAGTCTTGGCGAAGGTAATTGCGCTGGACTTGTAATGGCCGCGTGACCACAGGTCGAGATGGTCGTCGGGCTCACTCTGGATCTCCCGGCAGCGGTCGAGGATCCA